TATCGGCACCCGGGTGATGCGTCGAGCCTATGGCAGCCGGATCCCAAGCCTGATTGATGCCCCCATGAATCGCGCCACGCTGATCGATATCTACGCCGCCACAGCGGAGGCGTTGCAGCAGTGGGAACCCCGTTTCAGCCTTGAGCAGGTGCAGGCTGTCGCCGCCTCCCCAGGTCGTATTGAGCTGGACCTGTACGGCGAATATCTGCCAGACGGTCAGAAGATAACCGTCGACGGAGTCGTGATTGAATGACCAGTGCATTTACTGCCGTGAATTTGTCACAGTTACCGCCGCCAGTGGTGGTGGAGCAGCTGGACTTCGAAACCATCTTTGCCGAGATGTTGGCGGATCTGCAAAGCCGCGACTCAGCATTCACCGCACTGGTGGAGAGTGACCCGGCATTCAAGATCCTCGAGGTCGCGGCATATCGCGAAGTACTGTTGCGCCAGCGGGCCAACGAGTCAGCCAAGGCGGTGATGTTGGCCTTTGCACAACACTCTGACCTCGACCAGATCGGGGCGAACTATAACGTGGGGCGGCTGGTGCTGATACCCGGCGACCCCACGGCAATCCCGCCCACTGAGGATGTGATGGAGGAGGACGAGGATTACCGGTTGCGGATCATCCTGTCACTGGAGGGCTATACCACGGCGGGTTCTATCGGCAGCTACGTTTACCACGCCATCAGCGCGTCAGGTGATGTGCTGGATGTGGGGGTGGACAGTTTGGTTCCTGGTCGAGTCAATATCGCTGTGTTGTCTCGCACCGGATCCGGGGTTCCGCCTCAGTCCACGCTCGATGCTGTGATTGCCGCCACCACTGCTGAGGTGGTGCGCCCGCTGTGCGATACAGTGGAGGTGTCTGCCGCTGACGTGGTGAACTACCAGATCAATGCCGTGCTCGACTTCTTCCCTGGTGTGGGGCAACAGCAGGTTCTTGATGCCGCCACCGCCAGCGCACAGGCTTACGCCGCCGAGATGCGCAAGCTGGGGATGGATATCACGCTCGATGGAGTCTATGCCGCTTTGCGCCGCCCAGGGGTGCAGAAGGTCAATCTGCTCTCTCCGGCGGCTGATATCCCTATCCAGTGGAATCAGGCGCCGTACTGCAGCGCCATCAACATCACTGCCGGGGTGATCAGTGAGTAGCGCATCCCTGTTGCCATCTAGCTCCAGCGCCCAAGAGGTGGCGCTGGCGATGACGGTTGCCCGCATTTCTGATGTACCGATCCGCACCCGCGAGATATGTAGCCCTGACCACTGTCCGGCAGACTTGCTGCCGTGGCTGGCATGGGCGTTCGGTTGTGATGAGTGGTCGCCAGATTGGTCTGATGAGGCCAAACGGCAGACTATTCGCGAGGCGGTGGTCGTTCAGTCGCGCAAGGGGTCTGTCTGGTCAGTGCGCCGCGCCCTGGCCAATGCCGGTTACGGCACGGCGCAGATAATCGAGGGGATTTACGGGGCAACTTATGACGGGTCTTTGACCTACAACGGCTTTACCACGTTTGGCGCTACGGAAGAGTGGGCGAAATATCGTGTTGTGCTGGATAGGCCTATTACAAACGCACAAGCTGACCAGGTGCGACGCATCCTGAAATACACAGCGCCAGCTAGGTGTCACCTGGTGGCATTGATTTTTACCCAAGTCGCCAATCTCTATAACGGTGAGCTCCGTTATGACGGCACCTACAACTATGGGACTGCATAATGGCAAACCTATCTGAAACCCCCAACTTTGACTCTGGCATCTACCAGATCGAGACGACTGATCCGGTTCTTGGCGGGCCAAACGGCATCGCCAACGCGCAGGCCAAGTCCCTGGCCAACCGGACCTCATTCCTCAAGCAGCAAATTGACCAACTCAATAGCGGAACGCTGACACCAAGCTGGATCGCCTCACAGGCCTATGTGCAGGGTGAGCTGCAGAAGCTGGACGCCAAGCAGAGTGTGCGTGCTGCCACGGTAGCCAATATCACCCTGTCTGGCGCTCAGAGCATCGACGGCGTGGTGCTATCTGTTGGCGATCGGGTGCTGGTAAAAGACCAGGTAGACGCCAAAACCAACGGCATCTACCTCGTAGCGGCTTCTGCTTGGACTCGTCCTGCGGATGCAGACAGTGGCACCAAGTTGACCAGTGGTGCTCGGGTGGCCGTCGAGGAGGGGTCCATCAACGCTGGGCGAGTATGGTATCTGGCGACCTTTGGCGCTATTTCAGTGGGATCGACTGCGTTGCAGTTCAGTGATGAACATCCCAAAGCAACTCAAACGAGTGTCGGATTGATGCGCATTGCCACAATGGCTGAGGCATTGTCTGGGTTGCTCGATGATGTTGCCGTTACCCCGAAGACTGCTTTAGAGGTAGCCTTCAGCGCCTATCCCGTTGGCGCCCCTATCCCGTGGCCGACGGCTGTGCCGCCTGCTGGATTCTTGGCGATGACGGGGCAGTCGTTTAGTGCGGTGACCTACCCGCTACTGGCGCTTGCCTATCCGTCGCTAGTGCTGCCGGATATGCGGGCGGAGTTTGTTCGGGGTTGGGATGACGGGCGTGGCGTAGACAGTGGTAGGTCGCTGCTCTCAACTCAGTCAGGTTCTATTGCGTCACATACCCATAGAGTCACAGTTGGTTTTAATTCTGATACAAATAGAAACTTGTTGGGGACAAGTCTTACCGATCCTCTAGCAGTAAAATCGGTAGATTCCGGGACTACACTTCTCCCCACCTCAACTCGCGTGGAATCCACTGGCGTTGCTGAAACACGCCCTAGAAACATCGCATACAACTATATTGTGAGGGCAGCATAATGAACCAACCGCGCGTAACTTGGGGTGGGGATGGTTTTGCAGCTTCTTCTGGCTGGGAGCTGGTCTATGTCGCATCACCGCAAACTGGCGAATACCTGACCAGTCAGGAGGTGTGGATGTCGATTGGCACTGGTCTATCTGCCGGGGCCTATCTTGACGAACCCATGATGGCAGAACCAGGAAAAGCGATCGTCCGTCAAGATGGTGCCTGGGAACTGGTGGATGACCATCGGGGCCAAACGGCTTACAACAAGCAAACTCGTCAGGATGTCGTGATCGATACGCTTGGCCCGCTGCCATCGGCTCTTACTCTGATCCCCCCGTCATCTCAGTTCGATGTATGGGATGAACAACAAGGGGCATGGGTGAAGGATGATGCACAAGAGGATACCTGGTTGATCCAACAGGCCCTCTCACAGCGTCAGTACCTGATGAGTGAGGCCAGTCAGGAGATAGCTGTCCTGGTCGATGCCCTCGACCCGGCCATCATCAGCGACCCATCTGATGACGATCAGGTAAAGCTCATAGCTTGGAAGTTGTACCGGGTAGAGCTGTCGAAAATAGACCAGCAATCCGGGTATCCTCGAACCATCAACTGGCCTATTGCACCAAAGTAATCCCTAAAACCCCGCCTCGGCGGGTTTTTGTTATGGGAAATCCCCCAAGAGGATGGTTTAGCACCCCGACGCCATGATGACGGCAAGATCTTAAACCGTATCCATCGAGGCCAAGCACATGTCTGAACTGTTCCTTCATGGTATCGAGGTCATCGATATTGACTCCGGTCCCCGTCCCATTACCACTGTGCGCTCCAGCGTTATCGGTTTGTGCGGTACCGCACCCAATGCCGACCCCACTTTGTTCCCGCTCAATACACCAGTCTTGATCGCCGGCAGCCGCCGTGAAGCCGCGGGGCTCGACACACTGGGGACGGGCGAGGGGACCTTGCCAGCTGCTATCGACTCCATCTTTGACCAGTGTGGTGCGGTGATCATCGTGGTGCGGGTGGAAGAAGGGACAACTGATCCTGAGACCTTGGCGAATATCCTTGGCGGGGTCAATGCGGGGAATGGCAACTATGAGGGAGTACATGCCTTCTTGGGGGCCAAATCAGCCGTTGGCTTCTCACCGAAAATTCTGGCAGTCCCCGGCTTTACCCATAAGCGCGTTCAAGGTGGTGTCACCGCGATCACCGTTACCACCCAGGGCGCCGACTACACCAGTGCTCCCTCGATCACTTTGACCGGTGGTAGTGGGGTTGGCGCCCAGGCGACGGCAGTGCTGGGCACTGGCGCCAACGCTGGCAAGGTGGTGTCCGTCATCGTGTCCGATCCCGGCAGTGGCTATACAGCGGCCCCGACCGTCGCCTTCTCTGGCGGCGGTGGCACCGGTGCTGCAGCAACCGCTTCTTATGGCACGGTTGGCAACGCCGTGGTGGCAGAGCTGATCGGCATCGCCGAGAAGATCCGCGCAGTTATCATCGTCGATGGCCCTAACACCAATGATGCTGATGCCATTGCTTATGCAGGTGATTTTGGCAGCAAGCGGGTTTATGTGGTGGATCCGAAGGTTATCAAGGTGGATGACGAAGGCAACAACGTCACCGAATGGTCCAGCCCCTGCGTTTGTGGACTGATCGCAAAGTCTGATAACGAGCGAGGATTCTGGTGGTCTCCGTCGAACCAAAACATCAACGGCATCATCGGCACCGCACGACCCATCGATTTCACCATGGGCGACACCAGCAGCCGGGCTAACCTGCTCAATGAAAAGAAGGTGGCGACCATCATCCGCGAGGACGGTTATCGCCTGTGGGGCAACCGTACCCTATCGAGCGATCAGAAGTGGGCCTTCCTCTGCGTGGTGCGGACTGCCGACATGATCAACGAGTCTATCCTAGTGAACCACCTGT